GAAAATGATTCGACAAGTGTGAGAGTTCGTGGAGTGGTTCTCAGTAAGCCCGGAAATACGGGCCAACATCTGACGGGCAGTCCAGTCGTCCTGGAGGTGCTCGAATACTGCCTCCGTGGCATCCACGTCGTTATCGCAGTAATCCGCCACAGTATCCCACAACTCTTCCGGAACCGGCTGATCCCAGTCAAGGCCGAGTTCCTGGTGCTTCAGGCCAAGCTCGATTTCCCACTTCTTCAGACTCTGTTTCTTAGAGGAGAAGTCGTAGATATCCGTGTACGAGACGTTGTACGCCTCGGAGAAATAAGAGTTCGGGCTCTTGTCGATGATCCTCTTCGAGACCATGTAGAGTTCCTTGTTGTTGTATCCCAACGTTGCCGCGTAGATAATATGATTGTCATAGCGACGGTTGTTGAAGCCCACCAACTTGGCGCCCAGCAGAGTCTTGACCTGTTCCGCGGTCGGGTTGATAAGACGCATCTTGTTCTTATCGCCACGCTTCTTGTAACAGATCACGAAGAGATTCGGGAACACCTCGATGTCGAAGAAATAGATGTCTCCGTCAGCGACTGGAGCCACTGGTTCTTCCGAGTCGTTCTTGAACTTCATCTGCTGGACCAGCTTCAAGCAGTACTGAGCGTGGTGTGTCGATCGCATCGCGAACGCAATGATGGAATTCCTCGCATCCGTGACGTCATACACCAGGCCGCTCTCCGCAGCATCGTCAAGGATCTTCTTGATGAACTCCACAGACGGCTTGGTCCCAGGATGGATCTCCTTACGGAGGTTCCGAGCAATAAGGTTTCGAAGACCTTGCTCTGTCTTGACTACGTCTTCTCGGATCACTTTCGGAGCCTTCCTAGGGAGATCATCCGGCGCAGCTCCGACAGGCATTCCATTCGAAACCAGGTACTTACGCCTGAGGGCGGTCTTTCCGGTAAATCGCTTGATCTCGATTCCCGGAGAGAATTCCTTAGCGTACTCGGCAGCTGGATCGCCCAGGCGGTAGTGGAGGTGAATTCCTCCGCCAGAACGGGACGTTTCTGTGTATGTCGGAGGCCACTTGGACGATTCTGCCAAGTTTCGCTCACGAGATTTGTTACCGCTTGGATCTTTAAGATCGAAGTCAATAACAACCATGTTCTCAGGTATCTGAACATAGTGTTCCTTGGTTGTGTCGATATCTTTCAGAGTTGTTGTAACGTCATCCCATCGCTTAGCCGGCTTGCCGTCCTTTGCATACTGCGCAGGGCAATCCGCATATAGCTCGTCGATGACGCTGGGGCATTCCTTCAGCTCGATGGTGTACTTCGATTTGGGATTCTCAACGAGTTCTGCCTGAGCGAACTTATCTTTCTTGAATCCGAAATATACGCTTCGATACTGCTTACCATCGATTCGAGTGCGTTCTTCGAAACCGGTAAAATAGTTCTTCAGTTCCTCACGGAACCGGTGAAGCGGAAGTACGTACTGTACAGACGCCTGTTCACAATATCGCTTGTAGGTCTCATACGCAGCCTTGAGAGTCACGTACTCGGCGCTCTCAAACTCGAAATATGAGTCCTCCACGAAGTTGTAGAACACATCAGTCTTATACATCATCTGCAGAGGACGGTAGTCCTTGTAGTACGTCTTTCCGAGACTCTCGAACACCTCCACACAGTAATATGCGATGGCTCCGAGTTCTCGAGAGATTCCGTCCATCAGCTCACGATACTCTGTAGGAGGGATCTTGTTGCCGGTGGGCGAAATATCAATCAGACGTCGGATGATACCAGACTGGGCATCTGTGATCTGTACCGGCTTGTTGGTAGCCATGTACAGAAATGAGTCGATCCGAGTCGTATAGACGGGCTTGAACTTCTCATTAACCTGCATCTCTTCGTGAGAAATAATGCTGTTAAGCTGAGTATTATCGTCAATACGACTCAGATCGCCATCGTGCTGGAATGCGACGATCGGGTTCGTCTTAAATGCCGACGCGGCAAACGCGTTGTTGGACTTGGCGAGAGACGCTGCATCAAATGCTGTGTAGTAGCCCTCGAAGAGCTGCATTAGAATGTTGATGAGTGTCGACTTACCCGATCCAGGCTTGCCGTACAGTACGACGAACTTGTCGAGAGTGCGGGAAGCACCCGTGACAATGGCGCCGATAGACCATTCGATCTTACGACGCTCGTCTTCGTCGTACAGTGTGGAAATAAGACGATCCCAATGGTCATGAGATCCTTCCGCGAGCGCATAAGGCAGACGACGAGTCGCGTAGGACTCCTTGCATACCTCAGTGTTCGCGAATGTGAGTTTCCGGTCCAAGGGACGAGTTGTGTCCGGCATGGACGAAATCCAGTTGCGGTACGCAGTCCAGCTCTTAGAGGCGTAATCCCCCAGGAACTGAAACCGCGTACCGCCTTGATAGGAACCCTCAAGCGTCTTCGCGAAATCACGAAGCTCTCGGTCGATGAGCTCGACTACGCGAAACTCATCCGTGTTCCATAGACCCTTCTCCTCATCCCACACGGCCACGAACGAGCCTCCCTGAACGAGGATATCGGTAGACCTTGCGACCCTAAAGTCGGGGTAGATCTCCACAACCCCATTCTTCGAAGCCCGCTGGCGCGGGGTAACGAAATCCACTGCTTCTCCTAGATAATATACTTCTCCTGAACGCACCACATGGATAGCTGGTCAAGAAGCGACGTTTGCGCCGGGTCGATGAGGCCTCGACGATTCGGGAATATACCACCGTGGCCAAACCGGTCGTAATTCCGTTCTATAATATCGCGAACCGTAGCGCTAACGGTTTCTTCATCGGTATTGTAGTCAATGTCGAGGTTCCTCATCAGAACCCTAAACGCGGTGGCAGGAGTGTCGTCCCTACCACCAATAGTCGCATCCATTTTGCTAGCGAGAACTACGAGCACCTCGAGCATGGTTGCGTAAATCGGGTCGTCACCGTCATATACGTAACCAGTCTCGTACTCATAGTAATCGCGGAGTGCTTTGCCATCGGACTCCAGATTACCGTCCAGTGGAATCCACCACTGGAATGCGATCTCGTGAAGGACCTCGCATTGATCTCGAAGGTAATCTGCGCCGACAAGTCGGAGAAGGTATTCGAAATATCCCTCTCCTGTGATCATTCGGAATCGTCGTCTCCGGTGTAGTAGTAACCTGGCCAGTCGACATCTTCGACCCAGTCGCTATCGAGAAGATGCACATGAAGGTCCATGCGAAGCTTGTGATTCCTCACAAAAACGTCATGAGGATCGGCACCATAGGCGCCACCGCTCTTCATGGCTTCAGAACCGATCAGCTCTTCGGCGGATTCCTTCATTCGGTTCCCGTTATCGTCGGCCACCACATTATCGTTGACGTAGCAGTCAACTTCGAAGAACTCGTAGCCGAGCATTCCTTCCTGGAAGGTCTGCGGATCTAGGATCTCAAAGTCGGAGATCTCCCGCTTGCCCGGTTCGACCGTAGCAGGATGCTCATCGCGACCTCGGAGCTCTTCTTTCTTGTGAAGCTCCGTAATATAGTCGATGTTCTCGCGGTACTCCTTCTCCTGCTCGGAGAGCTCCTGGTCCATCTTACGCTGAAGACGGTCAGTGATCAGAAGATATGCAACTGCGGCACCCGTGACGAGCCCTGCTGCGAAGGAAATGACAAGATTAGATTTCATTGACGATCTCTCCATCCACGTTGAAGTCCAGCAGGTAGTTCGCGACCGTACGACGGCGAGAGTTATCCCAGAACTGAATGCGGTGACCCTCGATATCGCCGAAGGACACGTAGTGATCACCCTCACCCTTCTTCCAGAG